CTCCATGAGGAGCATGCCCTTGCGTTCAATCGCGCCTTCTGCGCCGAGCTGCATCATTTCTGGATGACGCTCAACCGGAACAGGCGTCCAGCCGGTGCGACGAACATGGTTCATGTGCGAAATATCTTCCATGTTCATGGATGATTTGCGCTTCCATTCATATGTCCAGCCATCGGGAGCCGGAGGCGTCGCGAATTCATCGACGCCATCGTCGAGGTCGGACGTATTGTTGCGAATTTCTGCTGCACGCTTTGCGGCCGCAGCTCTTGGGTCTTCCGCACGAACCGGCGGACGGATTTCTCGACGTGAGAGAGCTTCACTTGCTTTTGTCATTGTTCATCCAATCAGTTGAGTTTGCCTTCTTTGATCAGGGCCGCTTTGTTGCGAGCATATTCCTGATCAGTCATGCCCATCATGCTTGCCATTTCACGTTCTTGCGCATTGAGGCGCACAACATTCGGCCGAGTGCCGGAATTTGTCGTTGGAGAACGCGAAACAGGCGCTGCAGGAGGCGCAGTTCGACGGCTGGTGGGTGCGGAAGCAGCAGAAAGAGCTGAATCTTCATGCGGAATTGAGTTGCGGGATGGAATTTTCAGCGTCTCTTCAATCGTATTGAAGTAATCATCGCTGTCAGCTTCCAAACCATCGGCCATCGCGAGGTTATGCGCCGCAATCATCTTCTGATAAAGCCGAGGATTGGTTGCATATTCCGGATGAGCGCGAACCCAGTCCGCCGAGCGCGGGGAAAGCTGCGAAGCCAGCATTTCGACCGGATCATTTTGAACCGGAGGTGCGGATTTCGTTTGCTCGATACGACTTTGGTAAGCCGTTTTCCCGTTCTCGAGCTGCATTTTCTGAACGGCCATTTCGGAAAGCTGCAACTGAATATCAGCAGCCTCCTCGTGGTCGCCCTTGGAAAGAGCCTCTGCATAAGAACGCTTCAGCGCGAGCTGATTGTTCTTCACCGTTTCAATCGCGTTGTCGATCAACTTCAAATTTGTGTCATCGACTTCGCTTTTCGCGGCGCTTGCAGTTTCTGTGGCACGTTTCATTTGCCGTTCAGCTTCGAGACGAGCAAGGCGCTCCTCTTCCAGCTTCAGTTTCAGCTCACGAATGCCTTCGTCCGCAGAGATCTCCTTTTTGGGAGGCTCTTCGGCCTTCTCGACTTTGATCTCTTCCGTTTTTTCACTTTCCAACGGCTCGAGTTCAATTTCGAGGTGTTCGTCTTCTTGTTCTGACATGAATTGCTCCATTACCACACCTGATCCACATCCTGAATGCGCCCACGCACATTCACGTCATGCAAAATCCGGCATGGAACATTGTTGATTGTGATTGTCCAACCGTCGGACGGACGCGAAACGATCCAATCGCCTTCACTTATGGTGACGCCTTTGAACCATTCGCCGGAATCATCCTTGAAAGCAGACGGGCCAAGTTTCATGACGAGGCCGACCTTGCTTTGGTAGATGTCTTCATCGACGGTTTTGTCAGTGAGATGGATTCCGCTTTTGGTTTTCGTGGGACGAATGTAAAGCGCAATCAAAACCTGATTGTTGAAAATCTCGAAATCCTCGACAGAACCGATTTTTTCGAGCAGAACTTCACGAGGATCTTTCTCGTGAAACATGGACATTGCTGGCATTTTATTCCCCTCTGTTTTTAACCCCATTGGCGATGGCCTCAGCCTCGTCAATGTATTCGAGAGCTACACTCAGCCCTTGAATTTTCCCGACCTGCCTTTGATATTGATCAAAATTTTGAGCAGATCCTGCCGCGAGATTGTCGCGCAGTTGTTCGTAATCCTGTTTTATCATCAATCTCAGCTCATAAAGGAGCCGATCTTTCGTTGTCAACATTCCAGACCCCTCTGGTTTCCCCTCTGTGAATTGGCTGAACCGGGTGCTCAGAGGGGCAAGCACCCGGTCCTCCTCTCATCGGGCAGGAGACCGCCCGAGAAATCCGTTATTTCTTGCGCGGAGGCGTGAGCCCGTAGGCCTTGATCTTTTCGAGGCGAGCTTCTCCGCCGCCAGCGCCCGAATCGATTGGATAAGTCGTGCGACCACCCGACTTACGTGGCATCATGCCCGGAGGAGGCATAGGAGGCCCACCAGCGCCCGGTGCGCCACCGCCCGGAGGCATCATCCCCGGAGGAGGCATCGGCATCCCTGCGCCCACTGGAGGCGTGCGCGGAGAAACGGGTGCGTTCGGCATTGGCTGACCGCCCATCGCGCCTTTGTCATGGTGACCGGAGGCAATGATGATATTCACGTTCATCTTGCCTTTTCCAGCCTTGCCGCCATGGGCATGGGCCGAGCGTCCGCCCTTGACTTCACCGGGAACTTTGAAAGGATAGCCTTCGCCCTTGAAGACGCCGCCGCCTTTTTTCTTTTCCGTTTTACCGCCCCAGCACTTGTGGCAACGGCAATCTGGGCCATGGGCCTCGCCGCCGTGCTTTTTGTGCTCGAGAGCAGATGGCTTCACCATTTTCTTGATGAGTTTTTTATCTTCGGCTTCATCCGGGTGCATGGTTTTGCCGCCCTTGGCGTGGTGCGGCTTTTTATGGTGCAGCCATTCGACTTTGTGGCCGTCCGTGCGACCGCCGCGCTTCTCGCCGGGCAATCCGCCTTTCGGAATTGCCTTGTGAGGCATTTTCTTTTCCGGAGGAGGAGCTTGCTCGGTTTGTGGAGACTTCGCATTCAGCGTTTCCATTTCGCGCATTGGCTCTGGATTCGCCTCGATCATCGTTCCGATCGGGTCCGCACCGCCATATTCGCGATGACGACGGCTCATGGTTTTGCCGCCGTGCTTGCGCATGCCAGCAGCTTGGCCCATCATGCGGTTTTGCATCCCGACAGGATTTTCGCCAATGCCGCCGGAAAATTTATGGGCTCTGCCCCCATGCCTCAAACCGCCAATGTGCTTGATGCCATCACGTTCTTCATTGGCATCTTTCGCATTTCGATTGATCAACGAATTCGCCGTGAGTGCTTTTCCGCCCGACTTACGGGGCGTCCGGTCAGCACGATGAGCAGATTTGTGGCCTTCGGCTTTGCCGATGACTTTGCCGCCCTTTTTGAAAGCACGTTTGCTGACGGGGCGCATGCCAGTTTGCGAGCTGGCATTTTCTGCTTCTGGTGGTGTCCAAGTGGACGAATCAACTTTCGTATGCGGATCAGCAGATGTGAGGCGCTTGGCTTTCGCTTTCATTGCTTCCCGCGCAGTCTTGGCGGTCTGAGACATGGGTGGCTCCGGAGGTTAATTAGAACAGGCGTCCCTGTTTGCCGCTGAGGGGTGGGTTCGTGTCTTGCGGCCGAGAACGAACCATATTGAGCGCATGCCCAATAATCGCGGGATTGTGTCTGATATTTTTGGATTTGGCAACCGGAGCCTCTACGTCGCCACCGCGCTTGTAGAGCTTTTGACCTTGCTTGATTGATTCAATCGCCTTTGGCGTCAACTGCAAATGATGCACGCCGACTCTTTCAGTGTCGCCACGAGAGCCAGTGAAGTCGTGAGCAATGTGACGAACCTTTATCGATGGATCATGTTGATTGATCAGCTTTTGAAGGCGGCTCGGGACAACAGTGTCGTAAAAATGTTGGAGGCCCTCTTCATTTCCCCAACGGTTTTTCTGCTCTTCTCCATCGGTGATCATAATTGCTTTGTGGCCGCCATGCGCGGCTTCATGCAAAATCCGCTTCAGCGCAAGGTCGGTCCATTTGTTTGTGTCTTCAATGTGCGGAGCGCGGGGAGTTGAATGGGCATAAACTCGTTGCGCATCAGCAAGGGCTTGCTCCGCTTGTTTATGCTCTTTCCCGGTGTCTTCTCCGAGACTGTCTGCGATTTCTTGATGAGTTAAGGAGTTTAGAAGACGATCGTATGTTTCGTCTCCAAAATGGCTTTGTCCTTCCGAACGGCTTTTCCAAAGATCGACAAGATCTTTTCTGTTGTTCGCCTGAATTCGATTCAATTCGTTATGTTTTTCTTCGACGTCTCGCCACATGTCTGCATCGGGACGGTCCGTGAATCCCCTTTGACGCCCTTTTTGGCCCCAGTCCGATTGAATTTCTTCGACATGCAAGGTCTTTTGAGGCGCACCTTTGCCCTGCGAACGATAAAAACTCAATCTGTTCTTTGGAATGCCAAATTTGTTTTCATCGAATCCATCGATTTGCTTTTGGGCATTTTCCGGGGAGTCATGCCAACCGAGCTTGCGGTTCGTTCCATTGTCGAAAACAATGTAATTCGGAGCAGGTTTTGTCGGACTTTCCGACATTGTGTCGGCCATTCGGACGTGAAACAACGGATTTGGTTCATTCCAATGGTTTCTCGCGTGAAAAACTTCGCGCTCTGGCTGATGCTGGACGATGACTTCCCGATAGTTCGTCTTATTTTCATCCGGAACGAGGTAGGCCGAGTCGTCATATTGTGTTCTGTGCTTTTCTTTCAGATCAATCAATTCTCGACGGAAATTATTCATGAGCGAATCGGACTGAAGCACTTTCAATCGGCCGGGAGCAGTGTTTGGCCCGGCTCCGTGCTTGATTGTTTCCATGTTTGCGAGAAGATATTCCTCTTCAGGATGGCCTTTCAGCAGCTCCGGATTCTGAACAACTTTGTCAGCGAGTTGTTGGATGTCCATGTCCGAAAAACGGTTGTCCTTCACCGTTTCATCGTAGTTGTCGCGTGCGTTCGCATCGAAATGAGCCCCGACTTCGTGCTTGCCAACAGACTTCTGCCCTTGAAATGCGTCATCGAAGCCGGACCATTTTATTTCGTCGGGCTTCACGCCACGCCCAAGCAGATATTTATGCCATTGGTCCGGGGGCATACGCTCCTGTTTCGCTTCACGTGCTTTTTCAGCCGCCTCGGAATAAAGTCCGAGCTTGTTTGTTTCACGGAAATCTTCGGGATGAGTGTCCAATTGCTCGTTCGGAAGCGGTGTTCCGCCGTCCTCAAGGCCAACGCGAATTGGTTTCATACCATGAGTCATTGCGGTTGCTTCCCGGTGATGGCAGGGATGACCGTGCCAAGCAGATTGCGGACGACTTGTTCGCTTTCAGGATGAACCGCGATGTTTTGCGCGAGATCGATCATCTGAATTCGCTCTTTTGCGAGCATTTCCTGCTCTTCGACCGCATTGTCCATGCGATCCTTTTTCATGCTCGCGGCGAGCTGAGCGGCTTTGATTTTGGTGTCGGCTGCTTTCACGTTGGCGAGTTGCTGTTTGATCATCAATTCCGATTGATCGACGCGCTTTTCATGCTCGGTCGGACCATGCGATCCCTGCTGGCCAGCGGCGAGGCCTTCTTGTTGCAGTTTCATGTTGTCCAGCTGGATCTTTGCCTGATCCAAGGCCAGCTTGCCCTTGGCTGTCATCAGCTTCGCATCGCTGTCTTGCTTTTTGATTTGAAGCTCAGCAACCTTTTGCTGCATTTCCGGAGGCGGATTGCCGCGAGCTTGCGGCGGGATCATGAATTGCTCAGGGTTCGACCAACCGACCGCTTGCAATGCAGCAGTGTCGATTGCAATCGGGTCGTAGAGCGTCGGGTTCTGCGCCTGAATCTGCTTCAACGCGACGATCTTCATGAGGCGCTGGGTCTGCGAGGCCGTGTTTGGGTCGGCTTGCGGAACAAGATCGACTTGGCTCAGCGCACGGATGAAGGTTTCCTGATCCCACTTTCGGGCCGGGCGGCGATTCTTTTGCCAGAATGATTCAGGATTTTCTTTGAAGCAACGAACGAGAAGCGCGAATTCCTCGGCTTGCGAGGCGTGCATGCGCTTATGAACAGCGTTCAGCACCTTTGTCGCTTGGTCAATCAACGCAATCGTGGTGCCGACCGGCGCATCCTGTTTGCCTTCGCCCACGGCTTGCTCGGCCGTGCCGCCAATGCGCATGCCGGTTTGAGCCATGTTGTCCACGAGCGTCATGAGCGCGGACGATGGCTCTTTGTAGGGCAGCGGCATCACAGCTTGGTTGATCGGCATACCACCAGTCTTGACCAAAGCACCACCTCCCGGCGGAACTCGGAAGATATTTGTGTTTTGACGTGCGCCAGTATCGGCGTAAAGGAAGCCGGGGAAATTGGCATACATGCCAGCATCCAGCAATTCGCGCCAAGCAGCAGTGATAGCATTGGTCGTGTTTCCTAGGATGTGCAAGAGACCCAAATCATAAAACCCCATGCCCGGCACGAAGGTATATTTGACAAAGTTCTGGCGAGCTTCGGGAAGCTCTTTAGTTTCCTCATCGTAGTTGCGAACGATGGAAAGGATTTGTTTGCTTGAGACATCGATTGTCACCCTGTAGGGGATTTCCAGCCCGGTTTCTTTGCGCTTGTGTTTATGCTCGAAGCCCGGAATGTTCAGCTCGCAATAGATTTCATATATCTCGCGGTCACGATCTTCCGGGTTCATTGAGTCCGGGGCTATGCCTTGCTGGGCCAGCTTTTCGCGCTGGGCGGCGTCGTAGTCCGTTTGCTTCGGGGTGCTCAGCTCAATGTCTTTGTAAACACCGAGGATTTGCATGCGCTTCACAGTCGATGGCCGCATGTAAATGCGGTGGGTGATGCGCTTGGCATTGCTCAAATCAGTCGCGGCGTTGTTGACGATGAGGTCGTCGGCGTCGATCGATTCGCTGACTGGGCGACCACGGAGGGGGCAGAAATAGACCTTTTTGAAGGCAGTACCACCAAAGCCAAGCATGAGTAGCATCCGATCGGTGTCGGGGTAATACTCTTTCGCGGTGCTGGTGAGGTAATGATTAAGATCGTTCTCAAGATCGTTCGCGAGCTGGTCGGAGGCGAGGTCGGCATTGTTGTTGTCCTCGCGGATCTTCACTGGTCCATCAGTCGGGAGCAGTTCGCTCCGTGCGTTAGCCTGGAAGCGGAGCACCGCCTCAAGCAAGAGCGGGTGTCGAACACGCGACATTCCCTCCACAGGCGCTCCATCGGCGGCTCCAGTGAGTCCAGGGATCTCAATCTTGAGTCCCATAAGTTTGATGCCTTGCGCCCGGTCGTCAATCCATTCTTTCCGAGAATCGAGGTCATCCTGAACGCCTTTCAACAATTCCTCGGCCATGCGGCTCAATTCAGCCTCATTGATGCGATCGACGAGGTTGTCGAACCATCCCTCTGGGCTCATGTCATCAAAGGTCTCCAACGGAGAGCCATCGAGCGTCAGCGTGACCGACCCATCCCCATGCTCGATTGTGAGAAGATTGCCATTCTCATCGAGATTGGGTGCGTCGCCTTCATCCTCGAGCTCGATCTCGATGCCCTCATGCTGAAGCTCTTCAGGCACTTCACCGGGCAGACGGATGTTTGGGCTGAGGCCGGGGGTGAGCGCCATATCCTATTCCTTCGCTTATATCAGACGGCGTAAAGCGGAGCAGGAGGCGCTCCGCGATGCTGCATGCTCGATTCGTAATCGTTTTGGACTTCTTCGGGACGAGCAATCATGCCTGTCTTTCGCAAATAACGCAAGGCCATTGACACAGTGTCAACAAGATCGTCATGCTTGCCCTTTGGGAACACCGAGGTTTGGGTGATGACTTGATCCGCCCAGCTTTTGTCTGGGGCATAAACAATGCCCTCAGCGAAGATGTGCTGAACGGAATAAAGTCGGGATGGTTTGTCGATGCCTTTGGGGTTGTCGGTGATGACCATGAAGCCGAGGTGATTGTAGAGCCGACGAAGCTCCTGCGCCACCGAATGCCCTGCGGCTTTGTCTTCAATGAGGATTGCGTCAGCCTTGAACCGTTTCATGGTTTCGGCAACCTTTGTCACCAATGCATGAAGCTCGAGCCGCTCGGTCCACGCATAAACGAGCATGACCTTTGGATGGGGAGCTTTGTAACCACGCTCCTTTTGGAACATGTCGCGATGGTGCAACGGCCGCTTCATGACATCGGCCGAAACCGGATCTTCCGTGTAAACTCCCCAAAGGGTCAAGGCCGATGGGTCGTTTTCGGTCTTTTCCGTGTATGCCGTGTCGAGGCTGGCAACGATGTAATCGAACGCAGGGAACGTGTCATGCTCCCAGAGCTGCCACCAATCGCGCTTGATTATGCCGCCATCGGCCGGTGTTGGGATCTGCTGGAACTGACCACTCACGGCATATGGGCCCATGGCCGCTTTGTCGCGCTCCACAACGTGCTGTGGGAACCGTTCAGGGAAAAGCAGCTCACCGGCAACCTCTCTGGGGTCTTCGGCTCCCAGGAGCGTTGGAGCGGCTCTGGAGGGATCATATTCCATGGGCAACATGATGTGGTCGTAGCCCAAGTTCTTTTCGAGCGCCACGCCCGAGACATCCTCTTCATGCAGACGCTGCATGATGACGATGATTGCCGAGCGATCGGGGTTGTTCAAACGAGTCGGGACCGCTTGCAAGAACCACTCAATGGTGCTGGCACGCATTGCGTCCGAGGCTGCCGACTCAACAGTGTGCGGATCGTCGATGATGACCCGGTCGCCACGAGCACCTGTGATCCCGCCAGCGGAAATGGCTTGGCGGAACCCGGTCGCGGTGTTTTCGAACTTGGTCTTTGCGTTCTGGTCGCCGGTCAATACGACACGATCGCCCCATCGAGCTTGATACCATTCGGACTGAATCAATCGGCGCATCTTGGTCGAGTCACGGATGGCGAGGTCCTGTCCGTGCGAGGCGCAGACATATCGCAAATGCGGCATGTTGCGCGGACCCCATTCCCACGCTGGCCAGAAAACGCCCACGAGCAATGATTTCATCGCGCCGGGCGGGACGTTGATGAGCAAGCGATTGTAATACCGTTCATCATCGATCATGAGGCCATCGGTGATGGCGGTCAGGTGCTCCGCCAACATGTCGATGTGCCAGTTGTGAATGTAGTCTTGGCCCGGCTCGACCACGTGCCAGGCTTGTTTGATGAATTCGACGAATGATTCCTCGCATTCCGCCTTGTCGAGCAAGAACAATAGCTCATCAGCCGTGTAGCTTTCGAGCAATTCCTCTGTGTCGTAGGCGGTGTGCTGATTCATCAATCGACCTCGTTCGCTGTGAGCTCGATCTGTTTCAACAAGGCATTGCGCAACTGATCACGCACCTGTGCCGGCATCAAGGTCAAATCGACCTTTTGCTTGATGTT